GGGGTGCGGGCGGGGTCGCGCCGGAGCTGTCCCCGCCGGGGGGTGCCAGGACCGCAGTGTCCTCTGCGGTGTGCTCCTGGGAGAGTATCTCGATCTCAGGATCGGAGGCGAGCTGCATGAATTGCAGCATCGTGATCCCGGTATAGTCGAACTCCTCGACCTTGTGCGTCTCCTCAAAGGCCCACTTGATCACGCCTATCTTCTTGAGGAGCGCATCGTGGACGCTGTCGTATAGTGTCGCGAACCAGTTGTTCCCGTCCGCGTTGAGGAGGTATTGTATGTATTCGGTGGCCTGCTCCGCCTGGGGGATGTCCTCGGCGGAATTTGGCTCGTAGTCCACGACCTTGTCGCCGCCCGCGAAGACGCGAATGATCCCCGGCAGCATGGTGTGGATGATGTCCGCGACCTCGCGCACAACCGTGGATGATCGCCCGGCCTCCAGGCTCTCGGGCGTGCCGTCGTCGTTGAGGACGGCGCCCTCGTAATAAGCGAAACTCCGCTCCCGGTCAGGGCCTAGCGTGTCATCGGCATAATTGGCGGCGTCCTCGCGGTAGGCGCGCACAATCGCGAGGATTTCCTCGTCATCGAGCGGGTCGGAGCGGGAGCTTTTAGAGCGCGGGGATCGCGCCATGAGACAATCCACCCCTAGTTGACACGGGGCGTTCTACACAACCGGAGGTGGTCTTGGGAAGCCCTTGTTTTCGCGTGCCGGGAGGCTGTCAAGAGGGGCAAATGGCGAAAGTCGGACGAGCACTCAGTGCGCGTCCAACGGAAAATGGGAACAAAGCGTGAAAGTCTGCACGTAGCTAGTTGTGTGCGTGGTCCCAGAGGACGGGGTCGTTTTTGGGGAGCAGGAGGACGTCCGCCTCCGCGAGGCGGGTCCGGAAGAACCCGTCATGGGCCGGGTGGAGGAGGTGGAATTTGCGCGCATACCAAGGGGACCAGTTGTTCCCGATCTTGAAATTGGTCCCGTCGTCCAGGGGGGCCGCCGTCTCCCACCTGACGCGGTCGAACACCGCCCTGGCGCTGTAATGCTGGAACCCGCGCCTGATCATGTCGAAAGTGAACCTTTCAAACAGGCGCCAGAAGTCCGGATTGTTCAAGTCCACAGTAGCGAACCGGCCGACAGTGTAGCGGGTCATGTCAGATCACCCGGAGATTGCGTTTGATGGGTCCGGAGCGGCTGGAAGGGGGCAGCCGGGCGTAGCGCAGCATCATGAGGGCGTAACGGATGGCCGAGACGATGTCGTCGTGCTGCTTCACCGGGCGGCCCTCCTTCCTGTGGTAGTTCCTGATCTCGTCAAGGCAGTCGGTGAGGTGGTTGAATATCTTCAGCCTGCCACTCTCAAGTCGGTCGATCATGTCCGCGATGCTCGCCTCCAGGCCGTAGCCGCCCTCCGGGAAGGTCGCGTGCTCGAAAAGCATCTGCAACCCGTTCCGGCGGTAAATCTCCGCCATCGGGTCGCCGGAGGTGCGGTCGTGGGAGGCGGCGTCGTGGGGCCACGCCACGGGGATGCCGTGGCCCCAGCCGCGCAGTATCTGGCAGTGCTGGGCGACGGTGTTCTGGGCGACGGAGAAGGCCTGGGTGATGTAGACCACGTCCGCCTCGCGGTCATGTGCGAGCATTACGGCCCCAAATGGGTGGTCAAACCCTAAGTCTATGCCTATAATCTTCGGCCAGTGACGTGGTATCGAAAAGGCATCGATTGTGTATGCGCTTTCGGGGACAGCGAACACCTTGCCGGAGCCTAATTGCGGAATGCCGCGCGTCCGGGCCTCCCGCTCGTGCGGCTTGTAGAACGCCTTGACGCGGTTTCGCTGCTCCTCCGAGAAGTGGGCGGCGTCCTCCAGCGTCATCTGGACAAGTGCCCGATCCGGGGTCGTTGGCTTGGGATAGAAGAGCCTTACAACGTCGCTCATGCCCTCCAGGGGAGTGAACGTCAGCAAAATGATCCCGTTTGTCGCGTTGGTCCTCGTAACAGCTTCGGAATAGATGTCATACGGTGGCTCTTCGTCCATCCATACGAAGTGGAGCGTTTCCGCCTGGAGCTTCTCCCGGTCCTGCTGGTAACTCTTGAACCCGATGGTGCTGACACCGCCGGAGGCGTGCTGCACCGAGACGGTGTCGAGGGCCTCGCTGACGCCCCTGGCGGAGGTGGACCCCTTGATGAGGCGGCGGGGGACCAGCCCCGTGCCGGGCGAGCTGGCGCGGCCGAACAATATGCGCTGGCAGCTATCACGGGTCAGCTCTGAGGAGACGCCGATGGCCCACCCGGCGACCGGATCGCTGAAACGCTTGCCTTGCCACCAGACCGGATATTCACCAGTGAGGTGGTATGAACATTCCGCACCCGCACAATACGTCTTTCCCACTTGGTTAGCCGCCATCAGCAACCGTTCGCGCATCATGGCGCCGTGGGCGTGGAAGGCCTCCTGCTTGGGGTAGGGCGTATACAGCTCGATGGTGCGCTCGGAGAGGAGCCGCTTCGTCTCCTGGCGCAGGGCCTTCAGGGCAGCGGGGTCTTCCTTCAGCTTGTCGAGGAGAGTATCCGTTACCATCTCGAAATAGCCTCCACAGGGCCGCGCCAAAATTTGGGTTTCTGTTTATTACGGTGGGAGAGTGGAGTTTGGGTGGATGGGACTGCGTTCACGCATCCCGCCCCCGGCACCCCCCTGCCGGGGGGTCGAGCGCCAAAGCCAGAACGATCCGTCTGCGTCACAACCTGACCATGCAACCCAGGGTTGTAGGCTGCAACCCAGGGTTGTATCGCCCATCGCAACGACATAGCACGCGGGGGCATGATTGGGGGCATGTCACCTCTCAAGCCATAGGAACCACGAGCCATATCAATGGGTTACTCCTTCACTTCGACGGACTGCCCATCCGCCACATCGATGCGTCCCTCGATTGTCAGCGGCGCGGCGGGCTGGTTGCGGGCCTGGATCGTTACCTGCTCCGATCCTACCGCTTCGTCAACGAGTGCCAAGAGGGCGAGCAGCTTGTCGGCCGATAGCCTCGCCAGCGGACTTTCTATCGCCATGCTCCGCTGCACGAACATCCCAATCTCCTTGCCAACCAGCTCCAGCCCCTTGAGCGTGGCGCCCCTGTCACTGGCCAGCTTGGCGTGCTCCACCTGATCCACCAGCTCGCGCAGCACCCACTCCCTGGTCGGCGCGTTCACCCGGACAATTTCCTTCGCCTTTTCAATGTCCACCCGCTCGGACATCTCCGCGATCCGGGCCTTGACCGCAGGCTGCCGCATCATCTGGGACGCCACCTTGTCGGCCGATTTGAACCCGGCCTTCCTCGCCGCAGGCACCGGTAGGTTGCCCTGCGCCACGAGCAGGCAGAACTGCTCCCGCCTCGCGCTCCTCAGTGCCGCCACGCCCTGATATCTCCTAGTTTCACCTCACGAGACGTCACCTTGCTGCGTGAGACTGGCGTCCGCAAGCAAAACATGACGCCAGCCCCACCACGCGAGCAGCACCGCGTCGGCCTCATCGTGCCGATGCACCGCGTCGGTCCCCAGCAGCCGCTCGACCAGACCCACCCCGTCCGCCTTGCCCGCAGGGCCGCCACGCAGCCCGTAGGACGCCCTCCACCTCGCGGGCCATACCTCGACCGCCCTCCCCCGCAGCCCCGCCTCCACGGCCTCCTGAAGCCTCCCTGTGGCCCTCCCCAAACTGAACGCCCCGACCACGCCCATCTGCGGGCTGGCCTGCTGGCCCTCCACCACCACGAGGTCCGCCTCCGGGACGAGCTGCCGCACCCGGCGGCTGTCCACCGCCTCGCCCACGGCGTCGAGCTGCGGCCTGTCCCTCCCCCACCAGCACCGGATCAGCGCGACCGCTCCGCCCTTGCCAGGGTCGATGCCCAGCACCGTCCACCCGCTCTCCGCCCGGCTCGCCTCACGCTGCTGCCGCTTCGCAGCCCGCTCGATCCTGGCCCGGTCCCGCTCCGCCCGGCGCTCGTCCGTCTCACCCATCGGCACCCCCACTGCCACGTTCCCAGCCCCGCCGGGCATTTCCACTCACTCCTCACCACTCACCGACGATTTCCTCGGTGCCTATATACATATACCGTATGCGTAACATCCTATATCGTATTGATTTTCCGTGTATACCCTAACAATCGGTGAGTGCTGTGCAGATTGCCTATAACCCACTGATCCAAATACGCAAAAGACTGCACACCGGTTTTACGTCCGCTGTGCAGTCGATGAGTGCTGTGCATTTCCGCCCCGTTGCACGCAACGGACCAGGGCGCCCGTAACCCTCAGAACTCGCTGCCCCCACTCCTCTTGCGGTCCTCCTCCAGCTTCGTCCGCATCAGCTTCGGTGTCATCTGGGCATACAGCTCGACCGTCTCCCTCGCCCACACGCGCGGCCTCCCCTCCGCCTCCACTATCTGCACACCGGTCGTCCGCCACCCGTCCGCCGTCAGGGCCTTCTGGAGCTGCGGGATCAGGTGGCGCCCGCCCCCCATACCGCTTGCACCCCAGTAGCCCCTCCTGGCCAGCTCCATCAGCTCGTCCAGCGTCACCAGCACCCGCCCGGACATGGGACCGTCAGGCCCCCACAGT